CCAACAAGCCGTAGAGACTCGTCATGCGGAAATTATGGAAGCAATCTTCGGTCAAGGTGAGTTCTTTGACATCGAAGACGATATTAAAGACGTAAACGGAAACCCGTTAGACATTGAGATGATTAAAAATCAACTCAATGAAGACTTCAAACTAGACAAAATCAGAAAAGCTATTGACCAGATCGAGTTGATGGCTGAAATTTATGGTACTGGTATTGGCGAGATTGTCGTAGTCACTGATAAAACCTTTGAACCTGCTACCCAACAGATCCCAGGCCAACAACAAGCGGCTATCGGTGTAGTAGAAAAAGACCGAATTGGCGTAAGAATTGTCCCCGTAAATCCTAAAAACTTCCTTTTTGACCCTAATGGTACGTCTATTGAAGACTGTTTAGGTGTTGCGATTGAAAAGTATGTCTCTATTCATAAAATCGTCAAAGGTCAAGAAGACGGCATTTATAAAAAAGTAGACATTGGTACTTCTCCTGAAGACGATAGGTTGGAACCGACTCAAGAAGTCGTACAGTATCGTGATGACAAGGTAAAACTCTTAACCTACTACGGTTTAGTCCCTAAAGAGCTTTTAACTGGAAAAGAAGAAGTCGTAGAGTTATTCCCTGAGTCTTCAGTTCAAGACGAATACGACAATTTAGTAGAAGCGATTGTTGTTATTGCTAATGACGGGATTCTTTTAAAAGCTGAAGAATCGCCGTACATGATGAAAGATCGTCCTGTCCTTTGTTATCAGGATGACACAGTACCAAATAGGCTCTTAGGTCGCGGTACTGTTGAAAAAGCCTACAACATGCAGAAGGCTATTGACGCGCAAATCCGCAGTCACTTGGATTCTCTGGCTTTAACGACTTCTCCAATGATTGCAATGGACGCTACTCGTCTTCCGCGAGGTGCGAAGTTTGAAGTCAAGCCTGGTAAAGCAATCTTAACTAACGGCGCTCCTAGTGAGATCTTGTATCCGTTCAAGTTCGGTAACACCGATGGTAATAACATTGCTACCGCTAAAGACTTTGAGAGGATGCTCCTACAAGCAACTGGTACTTTAGACTCTCAAGGTATGGTGTCTCAAGTCGCAAGGGATGGTCAGTCTATGTCTCTTGCGGTAGCTACTATTATTAAAAAATACAAACGGACTCTGGTAAACTTCCAAGAGGATTTCTTGATTCCGTTTATCAAAAAAGCCGTTTACAGGTACATGCAGTTTGATCCTGAACGGTATCCGTCTGTAGACTTTAAATTCATCCCAACTGCTACGTTGGGTATTATTGCTAGGGAATATGAACAACAACAACTCATTGGACTTTTACAAACACTTGGCCCCAATACGCCTGTTCTGCCTATTGTTCTCAAAGGCATACTGGCTAATTCTAGTCTGTCTAATCGCTATGAGTTAATTGCTACTCTTGAACAGATGTCTCAGCCCAACCCTGAAATGCAGCAACTTCAGATGGCGAAAGAACAGTTAGCTCTACAAGCAGCACAAGCACAAATCGCTGTAGATACGACTCAAGCAGAACAGAATCGTGCGGAAGCTACTAAACTTGCCATCGAAGCTCAACTCATGCCTAAAGAGATTGAAGCTAAGACTATGGCCGCAGTTACCAAAAACCTTCCAACCTCTGATGATCTAGCTTCTAAAGAATTCGACAAACGAGTCAAGATTGCTGAGTTAATGTTAAAAGAAGCCGACATTAAGAATAAGTCTAAGATTGTTGAGCTTCAAATGGCAAATAAGCAGGAAAATTTACGTTCAGTAGAAAATGATTTTCTTGAGCAACTGTCTGGAGCATTAAAATGAGTTTGTTGCCAAATTTAGATGAACTTAATGATGAACAAAAAATGGCTGTTCTTGAGTCTGTTCAAAAATCAATAGCTCAAAGCAAAGAAATTCAAAAACGTAAAATTGCAGAAAATGTTGATTTAGTAGTTCAAGCGTTAAAAAAGATTGAAAGCGACATTCGCTCTCGTTATGACGATGTTGGAAATGCTATTGAAAAACGAGTAGCTTCCATTAAAGACGGTCGTGACGGTATTGATGGTAAAGATGGTCGTGACGGAAAAGACGGAAAGCAAGGAAAAGATGGTCGGCCTGGTCGTGACGGAAAAGACGGTAAAAATGGCTTAGACGGCGCTGATGGACAGGATGGTATTTCTGTAGTTAATGCTCACATTGATTTTGATGGCAGTCTTGTTATTCATTTATCGTCTGGAAAAGAGATCAATGTTGGAGAAGTTGTAGCTCAAGACCTTGCTGAGAAGATTAAAGTCATTACCAATGGCGGCGGTACGTCACAGTCTGTTTTAGATACCTTAACAAGCCTCCAGTCTCAAATTGACGCTATTGGCGAAGCAGTTGTCTATAAAGGTCTGTGGAACGCGTCAACAAACTCACCAACAATAACTTCTGGCGTTGGAACAAGCGGTAACTTTTATATTGTTTCCGTTGCTGGATCTACAAATCTTGATGGAATTACAAATTGGAAAGAGGGTGATTGGGCTGTATTCAATGGTGTAGCATGGCAGCGCGTAGAAGGTGGTGCTGATGGTAATTTTGTAAATATTTCTATTTCTGGAACAACAACTTTATCTGGTCTTACTGCCTCAACAGCATTAGCTCTTGATTCAAGCAAAAATGTAGTAAGCGTAACAAATACAGGAACCGGAAATAATGTGCTTGCTACTTCTCCTGTTCTTGTTACACCGAATCTTGGAACGCCAACCGCAATCACATTAACTAGCGGAACTGGACTGCCTATTTCTACTGGTGTATCTGGTCTTGGAACTGGCGTAGCAAACGCTTTAGCAGTTAATACCGGCACATCTGGTGCCTTTGTAGTAAACGGCGGCGCACTTGGCACGCCTTCTTCTGGAACCGTCACAAACCTCACCGGCACCGCGTCAATCAACATCAACGGAACGGTAGGCGCAACGACTCCGAATACTGGTGCGTTTACTACGGTATCCGCCTCTACTTCTGTTACTACGCCATCCGTCACTAATGCCGGAACGCTTGCTTTGTCTGCAACCGGAGCAAACATAACTACGTTCAGCACTAATGGCACAGAACGCATGCGTATCGACTCCTCCGGTAATGTTGGGATCGGTACTTCAAGCCTTACAGGATACAACCTTCGTATAGCAAAAAACCCTACCGGAGCGACAACTACATATGGTGTCTCTCTTGAAGGAACTGTGCAATCTGATGTTACTGGCGCGTACTATGGATATTTTTCTGCTCCAGCAACCGCAGCTTCGGCCTTCACTTTATCGAGCATTAGGCATTTTGAGGCATTTCAAAGCACTATCGGAAGCACGTCGGCAGTCACTAACCAGTATGGATTTCTTGCCGGATCAACTCTGACTGGCGCAACAAACAACTACGGTTTCTACAGCAATATCGCTTCAGGTTCTAATAGATACAACTTCTACGCCAACGGTACTGCGGTTAACTACTTCGCCGGTAACGTGGGGATTGGCTCTACATCACTCACGCAATATAACTTACGCATCAGCAAAACGATTACTGGAAATGCTGATAGCATTGGCGTACTGGCCAACGGCCTTGTTCAATCTGATGTAACTTCAAATGCTGTTTACTACCAAGCACAGATTGGATTGGCTGCTTCCGCGTTCACAACCACCAATGTTTACGGATTTTTCGCTGGTCAAACTGCATTAAGCGGTGGCGCAGCGATTACAAATCAGCATGGTTTTTGTGTAGGTTCAAATCTTACAGGCGCTACCAACAACTTCGGATTCAAAAGCGATATTGCCAGCGGAACCGGCCGATACAACTTTTACGCCGGTGGAACGGCTGATAACTACTTTGCAGGTAACGTAGGGATTGGGACGAGTTCGCCTAGTGGAAAATTACAGGTAGAGGCGTCGGGAGCGCGGATAATCATTGGTAATTCTGGAACAGATAATTATTATGATGGGAGCTTCCATATATTTAGGGGCGCTCTTTCATCAGGCGCTCCGGAGCGTATGCGTATCGACTCCTCCGGCAACCTCGGCTTGGGGGTTACGCCGAGTGCGTGGAATTCGGCTATCAAAGCCTACGAAGTAAAGGCTTCTGGCAACTCTATTTCATCTAGTGCAGCAAACAATATCTACATGACCAACAACGCAATGTTGGGTTCTGGCGGATTTGTTTATGGAGCCACCCTTGCAGCCAGTTACTACTCGCAAGGTAGTGGTATTCACACTTGGTACACCGCCCCCTCCGGCACAGCAGGAAACGCCATCTCCTTCACGCAGGCGATGACGCTGGATGCGAGCGGGAATTTGGGGGTGGCAAACACATCGCCAAGTTCCTACTACGGATTTGCCGACAATCTAGTTATTGGGACTTCTGGTTCAAACGGATTAACCATTGTTTCTGGCACTAGCAACGATGGTTCTATTCACTTTGCTGATGGAACATCGGGCGCAGATGCATATCGTGGACAGATTTATTACAATCATAACGGCAATTACATGGTGTTTGGCACGGACGGCTCCGAACGCGCCCGTATCGACTCCAGCGGTAACTTGCTGGTGGGGACGACGACATCAACAGCAAAACTTACTTCAGTTGCTGGATCAGCAAAAATAGGTCTGTATGTCGAAGGGTATTTAGCAAGTAATCCTACTGCATACATATATAGAGACAATACAGACTCTCAATATGGATTATGGATTAGACATGATGGGCCAGTAATTGGCTCTGGCGGAACTGGATATATGATTCAGTTTCAAGATCGTAACGGCGGGGCTTTGGGCAGCATTACTTCAAGCGGCACTGGCGCAGGAAGCACTGCATATAATACTTCGTCGGACTACCGACTGAAAAACTTTGTAGTCCCTATGGTGGGGGCTTTGGCTAAAGTATCTTTGTTAAAACCAGTTACATTCAAATGGTATACAGACAATTCTGACGGTCAGGGCTTTATTGCTCACGAACTGCAAGAGGTGTTTCCAGAGGCCGTCACTGGAGTGAAGGATGATGTTGACGATGAAGGCAAGCCCGTTTATCAAGGAATAGACACCAGCTTCTTGGTGGCCACGCTGACAGCAGCTTTGCAAGAGGCACATGGCTTGATTAAAGACCTGCAAGCGCGGGTAGATGCACTGGAGGCCAAATGAACGAAATCTGGCATCCTTGCGCTGGCTTTGAGACTCACTACGAGGTGAGCAATTTTGGCAACGTGCGTTCTATCGAGCGTTTTGTCAACAACGGACACAAAAATGGCATTCGCAAGTCTCCAGCTAAGATGCTAAAACCTTGCCTTGGTTCTTCAGGGTATTTGCTTGTTAGCTTCTGCATTGACAACATTAAGTCAACCCAAAATGTCCATCGTCTTGTGGCTCGGGCTTTTATTGAAAACCAATCAAACAAACCGCAGGTCAACCACAAAAACGGCATTAAGACTGACAATCGAGTAGAGAATCTTGAATGGGTTACTGCATCAGAAAACGGCTTGCACTCTTATTCAGTGCTTGGAAATGTTGCAAAAAATAAACCTACTTTTGGAATATCAAATCCAAAGGTTAAACCTGTTCTTGCAAAAAATATTGCAACTGGCGAGGAAATTTTAATCGCAGGAACGCGACAGAAAAAAGAACTTGGCTTTACACAGACATGTGTTGACAAGGCAATCCGAGAAGGAAAGCCCTATAAAGGCTGGACGTTTACAATCAAAGCGCGGCTTGATGCCGCAGGACTATAAGGAGATAACATGGCAATCACTTGGGTAATTGAACAAATGCAGTGCGTCCCTCAACAGGATGGCGAAACGGACGTTGTTATCACCGCAGCATGGCGTTGCAATGGCGAGCAGGTCGATGGTGAAAATACCTACACCGGCACCGTTTATGGTTCTTGCGGTTTCACTTATACTGGCGGTGCGTTCACCCCCTACGACCAACTGACTCAGGAGCAAGTCTTGGGCTGGTGCTGGTCAAGCGGTGTGGACAAAGACGCTACCGAAGCCAATGTGCAGACGCAGATTGACAATCAAATTAACCCGCCTGTTGTTGTGCTTCCGCTACCGTGGGCAAGTAGCTAACTTTTAAAAGGAGTGTCGACATGGGAAAAAACGAAAAAACCCCCATTACGATTGACGGTGTTGAATATAAGTTTGAAGATTTAACTCAAGAGCAACAGATTCTTGTAAATCATGTAGCAGATTTAGATCGTAAATTAGCTTCTGCCAGGTTTAACGTAGATCAATTACAAGTTGGCCGAGATGCCTTCTATGGAATGTTAAAAACTGCGTTAGAGAAAAAAGAAGAAGATGACTCCTGAACTACAAAAGTATTACGAAGACAGGTTTTCCATGATGGCAACTGAAGGATGGAAAGACCTTGTTGAAGATATTGATAATATGATATATGCTTTGAACAATATATCAGTTATTG